AGGCGATAGGTCTTTGGGGTTTATCATTGCCGCCTCATAGTTGTTGGGCTTATTCCATACCAGCGCCAAAAGGCCCGGATGAAAGGGCTGGCCTCTGAATACCCAAGCCTCTTGGCTATCACATTGATCGGCCAGTCGGTTTCATAGACCCAATTGGCTGCCAAATGCTTCTTTTTCTGGTCAATGAGGCCTTTGTAGGTTTTGCCCTCGTTTTTTAGCTGCCGTTGCAGGGTCCGAGGGGACATCCTTAGTTTTTTGGCCGCCTGTGGCATCGGCGCCAACTGCGATACCAGGACCGTAAGCTCTATTCGTTGGCTATGCTCCATTAATTATCTCCAATATTAAACCGATTTCATCTCTGGCCATTTGGCTAATTTCCAAAAGCTCGTTGTACTTTATCTCCCAAAGCTTGTTCTTTGCCTCAAGGGTCTCGATCCAGTTATAGGCCTGGAGCTGCTTTTGTAGGTTCGCTGGGCTCATGTAGGTGTCGGTTTTGGCGAAGCCCTCGCAGATGCCCCGGAGCGAACAGATATCCGGCCTTGGCATATTGGCCAATTCCTTAAGCTTTTCTATTTGCATTTGCTTCGCCAGCTCCTTATCCCAGTCTTTGGTCGACTTAGGTTTGCAGTTGGTCACATCAGATTCCTATTTTTATTTTTACTTTGCCGTCAGGCATAACCTCGGCAATGGTGCCGCAATAAACATTAAACGTCATCGAGCACGGGAAGCCTACCGTATGATCATTCGGGCCAATACAGATCGCCTCGCCCAGGTCATTTTCATTTAAAGGCAGGAGGGCATCGTGCCCAATGAAGTCGTAGGGGCCAAATATTCCGTGGGTGGCGATCTGGATAGAGTCGCCCCCCGATCCCGATTGAAGGGCTACCCCACATAGTGAGTAATTTTCTTTGTCGGCCCCATGCTTGGCGTTGGGCAAATCACTTGAATCCAAACAAAGGAGCGCCCCCTTCTTTACATCCGGCTCCCCCTGATCGATCGTGCGGGCATCCCGGCCAAACCCCCCTGATAATTCTCGGTAGTCGCCGTCTTTTAGCGGTTCTGTTAGATCTCCCATAGTGACTAATAATCCTTGCTTGATTTGTTTCTAATTATTTCGATCTCTTTTTGCTGATCCTGGTAGGCAGCGATGGCGATCCTAAGATCCTCTGCTATGCCTTGAAATGAATCTTCACGGTAGGCATTGGCGTACCCTTCTGATTGCCTTATTTGATTCTCCGCCTGCATCCCGGCGATCTCAGCGTTTGCGATGACGGCACGGGCGTATAGTTCTATTCCAGTCATATCGCTCCAATTTTCTGGTATATGTCGAATGTGGGGAAGAGGGTCATTTTTTCTTCCTTGCTTCTAAGTATACTTTCTGACAATCCTCGCAGTTGGCCGCCCCGGTCAGCTTGGCTTCCCGCCAGCCTTTGGGGTGGGGGCACTTTTGGCCACAAAGCACCTCTTTCGTTTCTGGATCCATCAGGTGTAGGTCGGTCCAGATCTTGGTCTTGGGGTCTATAGCGAAAACAACCTTCAATATTTTGATTCCATTTTATCCCGCCAATCTTCATCAAATGTGGGTATATCTAAGCATTCTTCCCCCGCACAATTAAAACTGTTTAGTTCCATTGCATTACAAATACTGTCGTGGCCGTCCTTTAAAATCCTCGCCGAGTTGTATATTTCAGTGCCAGCGGCCAAAAGCTTTTGGGTAAAATAATCTTGTTGATGAGAATGGGCCCGGCTTTTTAACCGTCTGCTAGCCTGATAGAGCTTGCTAATAATCGGCTTTAATTGCTCCGCCATCAGCCATAGGTGGTACTGCTCAAAGTCAGGCATCCGCTCAGGGTTAATGCCCCCCAGAATTTCTTTGAGCCGATCCTCTTGCTTTGATCGGATTCGATTGGGCGCCAGAACCTTTTCGGCCGCCGCCACTAGGTCGCTAAATTCGCTCAATTAAGTTTCTCCAGATCGGGTTTAGGGGAAGCATCGCGAAAAGCTGCTACGATTTGGGTCTCATCGATGGTGCTTACAAATACCCGTTCAATCTCTGGGTGCGCCGCCTCAATCATGACGATGCTGGTCGCGACCGTCACTTTAGGCCCCATAACAACCATGTCGCCAATCAAGAGTTTTTGGTCGCCTTTGTCGGTTTTAACCGTGAACTCCTTAATGACCCGGCAAACATTAACGCCCGTAAGCTGCTGGGCCAGTTCGCCATCCTCGATCGGCTCAATGCAGTCGTTAAATCCGTCTTCGCTTATTTCTTTCATTCTTTTATTTTAGCAAAGGTCTTTGGGGGTGGCAAGACTTTTCTAATATCCAGGCAAAAAAAGAGAGGCCCGAAGGCCCCTCTTTGGCTTGTTTTTTTGTTTGCTTTTAATCTTCGGTGGGGGGAATATTAGGCGATACAACCTTGGCGATCACATCGCTTGGCGGCACAAAATAAACCTCGCCATCGCGCTTAATGTCGTAGTGGTTTGCAAATATTTCCCGATGCTTTGTTTTGGTGTCAACCGCAACCAGTCGGCTAAAATTAATCAGCTCCCCGGTGCGCACCTGATCGCCTTCCCGGTACTCGATGTCCCGGCCAATTAAACTATTCATGCTTCCATTTTCCAGATCATAAGATTCGCGAATAATATCAAACATATTCTTTCCTCTCTCTGCCTTTCGGCGTTAATAAACTAAGTCTTCTTTGTTTGTGATGGCCCGGCGTTTGGCTTTGTTGTAGTCGACTGTCGTTAAAATGAGCGCCCCGCTGGGCCCAGTGGCTTTGTTGCCCCGGTAACGGAAGAACACAACAAAAGAATCGGACTTGTAATACCGAACCTTGATTTCGTACAAGATTAAAATATCCCCATACCCTGGGTTGTGTTGATCTTTAATTTCCTTGATGACTTTTTTGCTCATTAGGCTCCGGTGCCTGAGGTCGGCCATTTCTGGCTCGCTAAAAAGCAAATCCACAAACTCTTCACCATTGTCTGCAATAATTTTTCCGCGATAGTGGTAATAATTTTTTGCTTCCGCTGAAAGTTTAGACCGGTAGTTGGCCAGGTATATTAGGTGTCCTATTTTAGGCTTTTTCATTTTGGCTCCAATTCTCAAAAGGTTTCACGGTCGCGTAGCTGACGATCTGCATCCCGCCTGTGGCGATCCGGCCGACCGTTCGATCCCCGTAAGTGTTTTTCAAATCATCACTAGTTAAGTTGGTCGCAATGATTGTCGGTTTGTTCCTAGGGTTTCTATACTCGAGGATCAAATACAGTTGCCGCTCCAAGTCATCCCGGAACCGCATCGGCTCCACCCCTAGGTCGTCAATGATGGTGAAATCCGCATTTTTTGCGTGGTTTATTTTGCTGTTGTTTTTATCCAGCATCTGTAAACTTTTAAACTGCCTCTGGATCTCAATATCCGTGCAGATTGACTGGCAATTGATGTAAGCAATATCACAACCCCGTTTGATCAAGTTGGCCCCGATCAGGCGTAGGTTATAAGTCTTTCCACGCTGGGCCCCGCCTTGGATGAAAAGCTTTTGGTTTTTGTTTTTACCTCCCATGAATTCCTGCATCCACTTAAGCATTTCGTGGCGCTGTGTTTTAGCATAATCAGCCCTGTATTCGCGATCACCACGAAAGGCCGAATCGGGGCTCATTCCAAAGTAGCGCTCGAATTTTTTAGCCGCCTCTTTTTCAGTGATGGTGTTGTCCCCATCTTCAGGTGGGCTGTTGGCCCACATAGGCTCAACGGGCCCATTAATTAATTTTATAATCCGCTGGCGCTCCTGCCAATAATGCTCGGCGTTTGAATCATCCCTAAGCCCTTTTCGGAACTCCGCATCGTCACCCCCTGCAAAATACCGGATTATAAATTCGTCACTAAAACCTGATTCCCGCATCTCGGCGACCTTTCGGTCAACCGGATTCGTTGCCTCGCTCGTTAATCCTTGGAAAAGATCGATTTTAGCCGAGGATAGCCCAGGACGGGCGATCTCTTTTCCAGCCTTAGCAGGGGCTGGGGTTGCTTGTGTTTCTTTGTCCATCGACGGTCTCCAATGAATTTCAGGGTATCTCAAGCCCCTTGGTTGCCAGTTTTTCGGCATCAGCCGCGTATTCATCCCCGGTTGCCAGTTTGCCTGGTTTTTTATTTTGTGACTCTTTTAGTCGGGCCACAAAATCAATCCCCTCATCAAGCTTCGCTAAAAATGTTTCCGGCTTTTTAATTTTGCCGTGCCACCAGTTGTCGGGATCGCCAAGGGCTTTTATTTGGGCCATTAATTCTTCGCCCCCAATTTTCTCCTCCATATCCAAGAAGGCTCGTTGTTTGCTTCTAACCAGATGCTTATCCCCTTTGCGTTGCATCACTGTGCTCCAGTACAAGATTGCCCAGTCAAAAATATCATGAAGTCGCGGCGGCGTACTAAGGCCGCCGCTACTCTTCTTACTCAAGGCCTTATTAGTATCTCCTAAGGGAGTAGATCTCTTCTCTTCTACTCTTATCTGATCCCTGGGAGGGATTTTAAAACGGTTTAAATTTTTATAAAAAATTTTAAAATCTTCTTGTTCGATAAAATCTTTATATTCAAGCGGTTTGGTAGCATTGGCGGGGATAAATCCCCATTCCTTGCAAGCCAATACTTGTCCGTATCTGCCCAAGAATTTATATAGCGATGGGTAGTAAAAAAAAATCTTATTTTCAGAAATTTTATAAATGCTATTCGGCCGATATTCTTCGATCCGGTTAAGCATATTTTCGCACTTTTGTTTCGTCATTTTCAGAGGCTTGTAGATGGCCCTAGTGGGGAGTTCGGTGCCAAACTCCCACCATCGATCTTGACGGATAATATGGCCCCAAAGCATTAAAAGTGAGAATTGCCCAGCTAGGCCAAATTCATCGTAAAGGGCTTGGATAGTTCCATCTTGGAAGTATTTGGATGGGCTGAATATAAATGAATCTATTGGCATATTTTAAAATTTTTTAAAATAATATATATTTTTATTATAGCGAAGGGCTTTGGTGTTGGCAAGAGGCTTTTAAAAGATCTAGGTAATCAAGCACTCCTTTATGGTAGCTGCATTGGTATGACAACAATGTATCGGGATCGGCTTTCATCTCTTTCCCGTTGTAGTAGAAGCAGGCAATGGTTGGAAAGGTCATATCTCGCAGCTGTGTCTCAAGCACTAAATAGACCGTCATACCCATTTCCCAGGCCAACCTTATATTTTTTTGCTGATCCGCATTAGGTATCTTCCAAACATTAATTGTTTTTTGGTTGGCTGTGGTTTTACTGAGTCGGCTCTTTGCCTCTATTAAAACCGCTTCTTTTGACGATTTAACAAACCCATAGAAATCAGCCTCTGTTTTTGCCTTAGGGCTAAACGCTGGGGCTTTCCCAAGGATGCCGATCCGGCGCATCTCGGGGTGTAGTTTGCGAACAAAAGCCAACCCTAAAGTCTCATACTTGGCGTTAGCCTCTTTAATTAGCCGCTCGAGATCGGCCCCCTGCTTCGACGGATTACGCATCCCGGTAGAAAAACCAATTGTGGACCCCGATGGGCAGGCGGCCCGAAAAGATCAGATTGTCCGGGACATCATCTATAATCTTGAGGTGATAAAACATCACATCGATCTTCTCGTCCTTGCCCTGCTCGTAATCGTAGTAGAAGAAGGGACAGCCGCCCTCGACCCCAAGGCCAAGGAAGCGGTAGCCCGCCGGGACCATCACGACCTGTCTTTTGCCATCAACAGATAGTTTTTGTTTGTCAATTGTTCTCATGGTGCCACCCTAGGTCTCCTGATTGTTTGGTCCAGACTAATTTACCATTTTCATAAATAGCTATGGCCTGCCTGGTTTTACAGCGCTTACATATTTCCTGAACTAACAGTTTATTTGAATATGGGTCTTTAAGCTCCTTGGTTTCCCAGTTATGCTTTCCAAGCGCACAAAGACCGTGGGAGGCCATCCAAAGCCAAGGGATTCTAGGCATGACGCCTCCATTGGATCAACGATCGCAATGTTTCCCAAAACCCGGCCTCAATCACCGTGCGGGTCTCGCCATACCTGGCGATCGCATCCTGTACCCGCTCAGAGTGGTCGTGGTTGGCCCGGACGATCTCACGGGTCCTTATGTCGGCCGACCGCCTGATCGCCCGCTTAAGCTGGTCTTCGTGGCTCATTAGTAGCTGAATTTCTTATAGCTGTAGGCATCCTGGGTTCTGGCCTTTACATTGACGGTCGATACCTTCACCAGCATATCTCCGAGGCTAAGCTTGTCTAGGCCGGGATTCTGCTCACAAAGCGTGTTTAAACTTGCCTTGACCTTCTTATCTAGGCTGTCGATCTCTTTGATTGCTGGCTTGTATTCAGCCTTGAGCGCCTTGAGCCGCTCCATATCCTTGTCTAGCTCTGATTTCTCAAAAAATTCGAGGCTAGATTGAAAGTCAAGCTCCGGGCCGCAAACATGCCGGAGGTCGCAATCGGTGCAGGTATTGGGGTCGTTAATCGGATCTGGAAGCGTTCCGGCCGCGAGGTGCTGCTCAATTAGTTCTGCTTTCGATAGCAGTCGCTCCGCTAGCTCCCAGTCCATCGGCACCCCAATAAGTCGGTAGGTGTAACTGGAGGCGTCGATCAACAACATGATCCCAATCTCAACATCCATTGCCAGCATGTATCCGTGCAGCTGCCAAATCCATTTGTAGCACCATTTGTTGGATAAAATATCTTCGACCGTTTCTAGCTGGTCAAACATATTGGTGCATTTTACTTCAATCGGGATAACTACGCTGCGGTGGTTGTCTGGCTCTAACGCGAAGCCAATATCGATCCGGCCCGATAGGTTGCCCCGGTTAATGTCATAAAAGCGTTCAAGGTTTACGATCTGGTTGCCGAATGTTTTTTGCATGAAGCCTTTAATCCATGCCTCGGCCTGATTGCCTTTCTGCATGTGTCGCATACCAGAGGGTGGGATCTTTGGCCGCTGGTCGCCATGAGTGCGGAGCAGCGTTAGGAACCGGGCGCAAGTGTGCCCGATCTGGCTAAACTGGTTTGTCCGGGCCTTGCTTTGGTTCCAACCCCCGTGCTCCTCTTGGGTTTGTAGACCGTGGGTAATTTCTGATGCTATTTGGTGTGCATTATTTTCCAACCGGGGGCTCCTTGTCTTGCTGGGGGGTTGATGTTTCTAGTGTTTTGACCCATTTTTCGTATTCCTCTTTAACCTTTTTGTAGTTGATGTTAAGAGACTTTCCGCTGATCCGATCAGGCTTATCAAAGCCTCCAAAATCCCCAAAGGCTGTTAATTGTTTTAGGATCCGGCTAGCCTCATCAGCGTCTTGCCCGCCCATCTCCAAGCACCATGCCCTAATTTCATCGCGCTTCTTAGCATCATTGACTTGGCTTTCCTTGTCTTGGACCGTGCGGGTATCGCCGCCTTTGGCGCCCCTTACGTAGCCAACGGTGCGAGGCTCCCAGTTGTTGTCCTTGAAGTATTTATCAAGGTATTCCTCATCGACCGATCCAAAGCCTAGGAACTGCTTCAGCCCTCGGCTAAGCATATTGGTTTGACTGGCTTTTAAAATATCCCCCTCGTTCATCGATTCGATCGGGATCTTTTCGCCCTTCTTCATGCTGAAGAACTTATCGTCAGAGGAACGGACCCCCATGATCGGCATCGACCGGAGATTGCTATACAAAATACCGCTATAAACATACATATATCCGCCACTGGCGGTTGGTTCTTTGCGGTATGGGACTGCCTTTGGATCTGGGTCTACATTGCGGATAGATAACCTGGTTAGCGCCATCAACTTGGCGCATCCCGATCCACTTAATTGCCAGTTTCGGTCGCCCTCTGGGCTTAAAAATACAACCCAGTCAAAGCGATCGGTGCATTTGATTAGCTGGATATTTTTCTTCCGATGCTTCTCCGCGATCTTGCTTATTTCGACCGGATCGAAATCATCATCATCAACGGCCGGAAGGTTTTGGCCTTCTGGCTCAAGCGGGGGGAGTGGGATCGTGTTGGTCTCCGGGGCTTTCGTCGTTGTTTCCATGGTGCTCCTTTAATATTTTGCGGGCTATTTTTAAGTAATCAACTTCTGTTGTTTTGGTACGTTCTGATATTTTGGCCGCAAGCCACCCCTCCGCATCGCTTTGACCTTTAATAAAATCAAGGACATTAGGGAACTCAGCGACCACCCTGCCCATGACAATCTTCTCTTTTCGGGTAAGGGGCTTATCGCGCTTCAACTTCTTTGAGCCGTTCCTTAAAGGTTTTGAAGGGTGTACCGTCACATTGCATAAGGATTTTGAACCCACGATGCGCTGGTTCTAGTCGCTCCAAATACCCGTTCTCAGCGAGGCGGCCAATACTGTCTCGAGCCCCTTGGCCGGTTGTGAACCCACAAGCATCGGCGATCTCGCTTGTGGAGGGCACCTGTTGGTTTTCTTCGTAATAATTAATGATCCACTGAAGGATCTCACGCTGCCTCGTTGTTAGCTTTATCATGCCCTGCTTTCTCTATAAAATCATCCAACTCTAACTGAATGTGCGCCTTATGCACTGGAGCGAACATCGCAACCGGCACATCATCAACCGTCATAATTATAAATCGGCGAATTAGGTTATCGCTAATCTGATGCCACGCCATCAAATAGCGGCGCTCACCCTTCTTGTAAATGTTCCGTATTTCGGCCAGCAATTTTGAGTCCAAATAGACGCAATCAGCCCCGCTATCTTCCCATCGGAAAGTAATGAGTATTTTACTATCTACATACTTGGTGGCGATCCCGTCTTCATCGACCTCCGGGAAGGCCGGGATCATTTCGCCCGATCGATCATCGGGTTTCTCAATAAGGTTTATGAAGCCGAGCAATTCCTGAGGGGGCGGCTTAATGGTGTGGTCGCCCTGGAAGTACCCACCAACCTCAATCGTGTCTTGGTCGGGACAACAGCTTTCCGGGATAAAAAGCACCAGGTTCTGGGTCATAAGAAGGCAGGCCGGATAGCTCAGGGGCTCCCCCCGGAACGCCGTGACGTTCTGGACCCTGAAAAAGTCTGATCCGAAATGTTTGCCGAAGAATTTGCGGGCAGTTTTTTCCTCATACCGGAGGTCCTTGAGTTCATTCATGAGGCCATTTTAGCAAAGGGCTTTGGATGATGCAAGTCCAATGAAAAAAAATGGGCCCCCGTAGGAGCCCTAATCAGATGGTTGGGAGGAGATTAATTTACGGCGAGTTCGGCGCCGTATTTCTGGCCAAAGTAGTTTCCTACTTTTTGGCCGCTTTCAAGTCGGCTGAAGCCTTTTAGGCTGTGGGTGCTAACGTTCGTCAGGCTATTAAAGAGGCCCCAGTCGGTAAATTGCTCAAGGCCAGCAAGGGCTTTTTCCCATTGGCCCGAAGGAATTAGCTTGGCCATCGCGGCCTGTTTGATGTCCGCCAGCTCAAGGGGTTTTTTGGCCATATCTTCGTAAAGCGGCGCCATCTTGATCAGCTTGTCGGCGCCTCGGGTCATTTGCTCGAGAGCGTCATCGACGGTCATGTCCATTTCGCTGTTGTTGCTGTGCCGCATCGTGAAGAAGCCGAATCGGTTGCGATCAATGAATTGATTTTTGCATTCATAGGCGCAGATGAAAAATTCAATCCCAAAAGAGCTGGTGCCGTCATAGCTGTTTCGGGTTAATAGGCCCATGCGGAGGTCTCGTCCGAGGCCCTGGCCGCCAACCTTCGCGAGGCTCTGTTCGCTAAAGAAGGCCGTGGCGTAGCGCTTGCCATTCCAACTTACGCTGTGCTTGTTCCAATCCATATCGGAGCGGGTCATGATGTCGTCGGCGATATCGCGGGCCTTGTGGTTCTTAATAAGGCGGTAGTCGGTGCTGACGGGGTTGGCAAAAACGTAATCGCCCTTGTCGTCCTTCACCATCACGGCCATTTGGTTTACCTCTTTGCCTCCTACTTCCATGGGTTTGAGTTCTACGTCTGCGTATGGGTTTGTGGTTTCGATTCGGTTCATTTGATGTCCTTCCTGAAAAATTGTTTATCGAACATCAATACAATAGCAAGGCCCTTTGCATATAGCAAGGGCTTCAGCAAATAAATCTGCAAGTTTTTTTGCTCGGCTAATTTTTATTTAGATATGCCTAGGAAATCAAGGCAATGGTTTTGTAAAAAAAAATGGACAAAAAAATCCCCCCGGCATCTATGTGGACGCTCCAGGGGGTGGTAGAAGATGATTTTAGGCGTTGCAGGCTATAAGAACTTCGCGCTCACCCCATTCAGATGTGTTGGTAAGGATCTGGTGGTGCTCTCGCATCAGGTCGATCTGACGCTCGATCGTAAAGGCCTCGTCCCGCTTCAGTTTGATCCGGTTGTCCATAAGGATGCAAGGGTAGTTGGTTTGGGCCATAAGGTCGGCGGTGCGCTGGGCCTCATCCATTTCTTTCTCAGCGTGTTCGATCTGTTCTTCTAGGGCTTGAATTATTGCTTTGCGGGCATTCATGGTCGGTCCTTTCTTTAGTGGATCGCCATGTAATGCGTAAAGGCCGCCCTCCACGAACTGTAATTCCAGTTCGCGTCGAGCCGATCCTGAACCCAGTCAGCAAAGATCTGTCGGAAGTAATTCACTTCCTTCTGATCCTTTGTGCCAAGCAAGGGCGCGAGGGTCTCTGCCTTCAAGCTTTTAATTTCGTCCGTAATGGTCATGGCCAATCCTGCGTTAATCATGAGTACATTATGGCTCATGTCTTGCGGGATGGCAAGGGATTTTTAGCAGAAAAATAAAATAATTTAGAAGCTTTTTCGTTTTGCCCTATTTTCTCTGAGAATATCGGTCATTTTTTTTCTTGAAGGAGCGGGCTCTGTGGGACCAGATTCATCCGGTACTTCCACTAACGTGCACCTGCAATGGGGGTGCGCGGGGGGCGCTGGGCCCGCTAATTCCTCGGGGGACCGATCAACCAACCCTTCTGGGGTCATTTTTCTTTTGCTGAAGGCGCGACCATAATTGGTTTTCCCCACATAGATGGTGTTTTGCCAATCCTCCTGACCCCTAGGATCGCCAGGGTCAACAACCGTCACGACTCGTCCGTCCATTTCGCGGCAATGAGGGCAGGCCTTGGGCCATGCAAACCACTTTAGCTTTGTGCCGGGGATGTAGCCGCTGATTAAAGCATTCATGTTTGCCCGGTTGGTCTCGGTCACGGCAATGCGCCGCATATCTTTATTTAAATCCGCATATTCATCAAAGAGCGCCTGGTGCAGTTCGCTAGCCCCGGTCTTTCGCTTCCGGTGGTCGAGCAATATTTGCTTCATATCAGACCGTACATCATCCCCTATTCCCCTGATAATTCCGATGGTATTGTGGTAGTCGTGGTCGATCAGATCCTTTTCGGCCTCATTGATAACATCAGGGATCTCTTGTTTAGTGGTAGGGAGTAAATCGGCATCCCCAGGGCGATGGTCGATCATGTCCCGGACCTTACCGGCAAAGAAATTCCGGGTTGTGATCCGCTCCGATAGGGCCTCTAGGGTGTTGGGTGGGAAGGCTTGGTCTACCGCCAAGTCAACTATCTCCATCAGTTCCTTGTACGATAGATTCTCAAAGCCCTTCTTTCTGTACTGGGCTAACTTCCTTGCCCAGCCTTTAAGGGCCTTTGTCATGCCGAAATGCTTTGGATCGCGATCTTGTTTCTCATGGCGATCCAACCCCAGCAACTTCTCCAGGTTTAGAGCAAATCGCTCTACCAGCGCATTCAGGTCCTGTTGGTTTCGGTCCTCGACCTCCGCCATTAAATCGTCGTGGTGGGGTACATCCCATTTATGGTGGGTCTTGGCCTTGACCGCATAGTCAACCACATCGGCCTTCTGGTCGAACGATAAGTCTCTAATATCTAAAAACTCAGGTCCGCAACATTCGTCGTGCTGTGATTGATAATCTTCCATTAGATTCTAAGAACCCTGGTGTCTTTCCATGGCCTTGCTGTTTCACTCTTAACTAGCCTTAGGTTTGATTTGGCCGCCGCTTTTGGCTCTTCCTCTGGCTGTTCTTGTTGTTGCGGTTCCATCCCACCCATCTGTTCTTGCATGTAAAGCTGAAGGTGCTGTGGTTCAACTGGACTATTCCCTTGAAGTTCGTCCGGGTGTTTATCAAGCCCTAACTCTGCCCTTTGTTCGTTGACCGTTTGCACATCATACTTCTGCTTTGCCACCTGGGCCTCATCCCTAGGCTCCAGGCCGACAAACCTCATCACAAACCGATCGTCCAGCTCCGGCATAATATATTCGTTATAAAGATCCTCGAACTTACGGAGCAGCGGTTTAAAGCCCTTGTCCTTGGCTGACGCCATTCGCTCCCCCATGTCGTTTCCGCTCATGGTGGTGGTCTGGCGGGCACTGAAGCTCTCCATGTTTATTTCTTCGGGACTGACGCCATAGAGGGCACAAATAGTGCTGGTTAGGAATGTGATCCATCGGGCAAAGGCCATTTCATTGAAATCAACCCCCGTCTTGACCCATTCGGCCGCCGATGACTTATCTCGGCCCACAATAATCGGGAAGCCGTGGCGCCACTTGAGGCCGTGCATCTGGGCCATCCATTCTCGCTTGAGCTGCTCGATCGCCTTCTTATCGTAGTTGCCAAACAGCTGGAGCATCCCCTTTGGAATAGTGTTTCGGTTAAAATTTTGAGCATTAAAGTCCAGCGCCATGGCGAAGGAGTTCATGATCTTAAAGAGCCGCTCCTGCTCTGGGGTGCCGTATCCGTAGCGCTGAATATGGCTGCTAGGGTTTCGTTTAAAATAAAAGCCCTGGTCTAGGGTGAAGGCAGCGCGAACTGTCTCTTTGGAATCAACCTCGCACATGTAAATATCTTTGTCGCCGTTGTAGCCCATGCGGGCATCGATCAAGCGGGTCATGCTCCCGTCCATCATGTAGTAGCCGTTGATCCCATCGCCCAACCTATTCCGCTCCGTTTCGATCGCAATCGCATCATACAAAAGTGTCTGCTCGACCATCTGAGACAGGCAGGCCTGGAAGGTTTGGCGGGACATACGGACCCTACTACGGGTATCTTCCTCGAATCCGCTATTTAGTATGAAGTTGCTGATGGTCTTGGTGACCTTTTTCTCCTGATTGGTGATCTGGTGGTCCAAGTCCTTGTGGCAGATCTCAAACCCTGTCTGCCCTTGCTTGACCGGGGGTTGGCAAAACGCATCCATTTGACGGCGCCTAAGGCTGATAATCTGTTGGATCGTCGGTATTTCAGCGCCTGTCTTGCGGAGAACGCTAAAATTGACCCCCTGGGGTCGCTCGATCCGTCCATCTTCACGGACCCAACCAGCGTAGGTCTCAACATAATCCGCATTGACCGCCGATCGACGGTGCGGCTCATACCCTGAGTTCTGGCTGTTGGCGTAGTATGATTTTTGCAAAAAACTGTTGTTCTGGAGTTCGGCGTCAAAATATCTATCGAGCTGCCCATCCTTAACCATCTCGGTCATTTGCTGCATGATCGTCCCCATGGATCCATCGCTGACCGCCTTATCAACATAAGCCTGGGTTAGCTTGCCCCCGACCTCATAGTGCTCGTCAAGCGGAGCCTCGGGGTTCATGTAGGTTTCGTATAGCTCGTCTGGGTGTTTTGGATCAGGCATTTTATTTCCTAAAAAACTATGTAACTGCCACCGGCATCGGAATTCTGCTTATCTTCATATCCAGTATCACAAACATTATCGGTGGCCCTGGTGTTGACATTGTGAAATGGACAACTGGGTTTGCCCGGCTCCGGGGTTTCTACAAAATGGACGCATGTGGCGCATGTAACGCCCTTGTTTTGTGGTAGCATGGTCATTTTTTGCTCGACTACCTGCTTTTTCACTGACTGCCATTGATCCGGGACTTCCTCTGTTTCGACCCCATAAATCTTAGTAGTTTGGGTCTGGCGCTCCATGGAGATCCACATGTAGTTTAAGGCATGTACAAAGTGTGGGTCAATTCCCCGCAAATTCTGCCATTCCATTCGGTCTTGGCCGGTATCGATCAGCGTATTGTTATCTCCACGCTTGTAAATACGGGTCTTAGCTCTGGCAACCGATCTCAAATGATACAAGAGACCATCGGCCCTTAGGTCTGCATCGCCCAACGCTAGTTCTATGGGATGTGGGTGCCCTTTTACTGTTATTTCCTGTATTAGCCCAGAAGGCGGGGGCACCCCGATCTCTTGCATCACAAAATGCTGCATCATGGCGTCGATAGTTTTATAGCGATCAGCCCGAACAAAATACTGGAACTGATCCTCGTCCTTGGTTTTGCGCTGGCTCTCATTGAGCTTTAGCTTGTCGCCCCACCTGATTACTTCGGCGACCGAACCATAGGTGCACAAAAATACCCGTCCCGGATGCTTTTTAGCAAAACGGCGGGCCTCGTTGAAGTTTGGATTCTCATCCACAACGGCACAGGCTATATTGAACTCGATCATTAATTGGTATAGCCGATTAAACGGGGCGTCATCTTGAATCGTTTCAATATGCAACAATTGGGCTCTTTTACCCTCCTCTTTCTGCCCGATCACCACATGGTTTTCCCCACCCCTCTGATCAACCCCCATGTAATTGTGCGGGTTACTAGAATGCCTCTGCCAATGCAGATCCTCATCGATGCAAGCCATAAAGGTGGCCTCACTGACTGGTTGGGTTTGGCTGTCTATATAGGGTAGCCCTAGACCCGAATTATAAAATTCCTTTCGGTCCTTGGTGTCCCGCCAATCCTCCATCATTTTATTATAGTCGGCATTTGGGTTAATTAAGCGGGGGATGGTGTAGCCGTGGGTTGTGTTGTTGGGGTCCTTAGGGACGTAGTGCCCTGCCTGAGGGTCTTTGATGATGGTGTCGCAGATTGGACAATAAAGGCGCCATTTCTTTCGGGTCTTGACCATGCAGTCGGGCCAGTGGTCAGTAAGTACCACCCCGTCAGCGCATTTGCATTCGGTGTGCCAGTAGTTCTGATTGGATTTTATGAAGTATTCATGTATATCGGTGCTGGGGAAATTGGCGGTGCTTGACTTCATGTTGATCTTGTAGTCGCTGGCCGCGATGCGCTGCTCGGCTCTGATTATTTCGCCGGGCTGCATCCGCCTAACCTCGTCAAACGCCACCCCCCAGAACGGGAATGATTCGGTGGTAGCCTTGCCTGATGTCCATAGAAAATAACAACTACTAAGCCCTAGGTGCCTAACCTCCGCATTCTGCTTCATGTCCCCTTGGTCGCCCGTCATAATCCTGGCGATCTCCACATTCGAGTCCAAGATCCTCTTGTATCGCTCGGTGCTGAATAACCGGGCCAATTGCTGAACCGGGAAATAATAGCCCCAGGCCGATCCCTTAAAGAGCAACTGTAGGTAGATCATGGCGGCACTCATTAGGACCGTTTTGCCTGTTTGGGCCGCAAACATAAGAACTAGATCGAAGTTTGGTTTGCTTAGGTTTTCGGCTGTAAGGCAGTCGCGGTAGATCGGCTCTAGGTAAGGGTACTTGGATAAATCAAAAGGCCGTCCGTCAATAATAAATTGCCGCTTCTCACAGAAATCAGCCAAATTATCTTCGATATCAACGTCTGACCGTTCTATCGCATCGCTTATGATGTCAAGCGCGATGCTGTTGGCGTTGTGCATTAGTCCCCCCCGTTGGCCACCAATGGGATCCGGCTCTCCATGGCCTTTTCGGCCCCCGCCGTAATGGTCCTAAGCTCTGCCATCAATGCTTTCTGATGCTTTTCTGGTACATACTTGGCGATTGCCCGGCTAAAGTTCTGTGCCATTTTGGCCACATCTTCGGCTGTAAAGGTAGCGTCGATCGCTCGGATCCTGGCGGCTTTTTCCTCTAGGCGCCCGTTGGTTTCTGTCAGTCCCTGGAGGAGCTGGACCGCCTTCGGGTTTTGCTGGATCTGCCTCAAAAGTTCGATCATCGTCAGCTTTTCGAGTTCACCGTCTGGGCCCGGCTTCGTCATTAAGCCGATCTCGATCGCGGTCGTAAGGAGCCTGCTTCGGTTTAGCTCGGTCTGAATAGTCGCGTTTTTTATGTGCTTGATGTTGTCTTTTTCGTAGATCTGGTCGATCGCCGGGGCTTGCTCTAGTCCATGGTCCATACAGTTGAGTATGTTCTGTGGATCCTGGAGCTTGGTGTGGGTACCCTTGGTGACCTTAAAGATTCCCCCATGGATCTTGCAGCGCCCCTCACCCCTATGGGGTGTTCCGTAGCCAGCGGGTAGCTTACAAGGAACTCCGGTTGATTTGGCCTTGGCTCCGCAAGTGGGGCCGTTAGTAAATGGATCGCCTTTCTTCTTGCCCTTGCCCATTAAGCACCGTCATCGACATAGAAGTTATCCGTATTTTGCTCCCCAAAGTCTTCCAGAAATTCCTTGAATTCATCATAAATTGCGGAGGCCGGATTAAGGGCTGTTTGGCAATGAACCAGCCATGATCCATCGGTATTCTTTTTGATCGATACACCATTCATATCAAAGACGTTCGCGTTGTTGCTCCAAGCGATCTGACGGGTATTCCCTGGGAAACCGCCATTGGAATTCAGAAGGGTTTCCATGTTCGCATCATTGGCTCCCCCGGCCGCTGGCACTAGCATCTGGAGATCAACAAAATCCTGCAAGTCTTGTGCGGGCGTGTCTTTGATGAATTGAAGGGATTGGATAAGGGTGGCGGCAAAAGTAAGCTGGGCCATTAGAAATACTCCACTTTGAATCCTTTGGCGACCGGGATCTGGGCATCCTTTAGGTGGCGGGGCATTATGACCCGCCTAATCTCGTTACCCTTGCGCCGTTGCTCATTGATAATGTCGTTGAAGACCTTTTGGTCAATAGGTTCAGAGCCTTGTTTGCTTTTAATAACCCTAAGCTTGTTTCGCTCTATCTGGAAGTTCCCAGAATTATCGAGCCGGGGGGCGAATAACTTTGGTCTCAACTGGGCCTTCCCGAATATCTGAGCAACCGCAAGTTTGGTGGGGTTTAGCCCCAATTGCCCAATTATTTCATCGTCAATCTGAGGAACATCGACTGTAATGTTCAGTTTTTGCTTAGGCGGAATAGGCTTGTTGGCGAATGGTTTGGACATTGGTTGATTATTGAGTTACTGCCAAAAGAAGTCAAGAGATCTCGTTAGCCATCAGCGCCACTAGGACCCGCTTGGCCGCTGGATGCAGCTCCCCATGTGGGAACACCAGTCGGGCATTCACTAGCTGGTCTACTATTGTCCGGTACTCATGGTGGCCGATCCCGGCCGCCACCCTAATGTTCTCAGGGTACTTGTCAAAGCAATCCCACATCCAAGCCCAACGATCGATCGCTTTTTCGGGCATAGGACTACCGGGATCAATAGGTTCCTCGTTATAGAGGCCCCATTGCGACAAAACCTTGAGCGCTTGACGATTATTTATCAAAATGGTCGTCATGTGGATCGAATTTGCATCCGAACTCGCGTGGAAGGTCTGGCTCAAGAGCTTCAGATCAGGCTTGTTCTTCGTTGGTGCCGTATTCGACATCGCCCAGCGCCTCCGTGGCTTTCTTTGGATCGCCCTTGCAAAACACCAAGACATTCTGGTGGGTCTTACCCAGCTTTCGGGAGGCCTCAAATAGCTTGCCAACCCGCACCGGGAGGCTCCCGATCATGGTGATCAAGATACCCTCATTGTAGTAATTGGCTCCAGCGTCAACGAATGCCTGAATGGTTTCGCCAACAAAGTCGCGGTAAATCCCCTTCTTGTCCCTTATCTCGCCAACCACAAAGCAAGCGAACCGGTCTTTTTTCAGAAGCTTAATACTGCCACTGATAATCTTTCGGTATTGGGCCTGAAATTGCTCCCAGGGCATATTAGACAGGTCTTCTGGGTCTTCGCTGTAGAGTTCAAGATCATGGTAGGGCGGGCAGCTAAAGACCATATCGTATTCGCCCTTCGCAAGCTTCTCTACCTCTAGGCTGTTGCCCTGTATCCACTTTGGCTGGACCGGCACATCGGTCGTGATGGTTTGCTTGGCTGTCGCCTGGCCTGGGCGGATCCCAACGACCCAAAGGCAGTCACCGGGCTGGATAAACGGAATACATTTGGCCTCGTAGATCTTGTCGAGTTCAACTCCACGATAATTGGTCTGGGGGGCTCCATCATGATAATCAAGCTCCGATCGCTCGAGCGTCAGCATCTTTTTCCAATCAGGTGGTCCATATTGGTCAAGGCGTTTCTCAACCCCTTTGGCGCCCACTTGAACGCCAACGACCGGGATATCTAATTTCGCATCTACCATCCCCCACAATATCCCTGCCAAAGACATTCCCGATCCGACCGGCACAACAATCCGCTTAGCCTTTTTAGGCAGGTTGGCCGCTTGCTTGCGGGTCTGGGTCACCGCCTCTTCGCATTCCATGCCGAAGGGGATTTCGCGATAGTCATTCTTTTCCGCATACTCGCGGCACCTAGCTTTGATGTCCGTGTTATGGCCTGGCTTATGCTGCTCAAGCTCACATCCGAGCGACTGGGCGTGTTTGATCTCCGGGGTTAGATCGCCGCTTGGCGTATGGCCTACCGATGGGATTCCAAGC